GTCAAATTTTGTCTTCCACCATTCAAGTTCTTGAAGTTCTGCAATCTTTGATGGATTGTTGAGACTCAATTTGAATGATAACAAATCATCTCCTCTGAAACCAAGAGTATAAAGATGAACGATACCTATCTTTGTCAACTCAGAAATAACCACTCTTTGTAATCTCTGAATTGTTCTCGCAAAACGAATGTCTTTTTGAGCCAATGTTGTCTTATCTTCTTCTGCGCCTTCGCCCATCGTCAGATATGATTGCGGGACTTTAAGAGCAGAAAACAGTTTGTCTCTGAGATATTTAATATCATCTATTTGTGTGATATTTTGTGCGCCGGCAAGTGAAACAATGTCTGTTTGAGAACCAGCACGAACTGGAATATAATAGTCCTCTTCGATGCTCATTGGATTGTAACGTAAATCAATACGTCCAGTAGATGGATCCACAACAGAATGTCGTTTAAGTTGCGATACAACTTTCTCCATATATTGCTCAACATCTTGCGGAGGAATAGCTCCAACGTCAATCTTAAACACACGACGTTCAGAAGAACGAATAACACGATAAGCCATCATTGCATCTTCCATCAATGTTAGTTGACGCCAAATACGACGAGCAGGTTCTAAAATCGAAGTACCGTATGGTACATATTTATCATTACCTAAAATACGAAAATGAGATACTTGCCAATTTTCAAAAGTCATTCCGGCAGAATTCCATTGATACTGAACATAATTGGGATTGGTGCTGTCCATTCCTTCTAATCTTTCAACTTCTTGTGGAGGAAGAGCAATCACTGACTTAATACCGTAATTCTCATCAATGTCCAAATATAAAAAGAAGTCGCCATACTTGCACATCGTGCGGCACCAGCCAAATAGATTGTATTCAAGATTCAGAACATTGCTATATAAAACATCTAGAACTGCTTTGAGTTCTTCATTAGGACACTTGATGTTTAACATTGGACGAAGATCTGAATATGTTGACATTTCGTCTGCGTAGATGTCCAACGTGGAAGCAATCTCTGGAGTGTATTCCATTTGATCAAAATCAATATATCTTTCAGAACGTCGCTGATTAGCTATCGCATTGGACGCGATAACGTCCAGGGGGTTGTATAGCGTCTTCTTAAACTGTTGTCCAGAAGTGGTTTTAAATCGAGAAGAAAACTTATCTAAATGTTGTCTTCTTATTCTGCGTCCTGATTGTGAACGGTAATTAATAATAGGACCAGAAAAAAGACGAGTTAACGCTTTAAACAAGTCCGATTGGGGGTTATGTGGGTTTTTTCCTCTAGGTGGCATTTAGTATCTCACTTTATAATCCATTTATACTGACTGTATAAATCTTTTGCTTCTGTTATTTTATCAAGAATGTTATCTTTTTTGTATCCCTCTTGTCCATTTATTTTTGTATTAAATGTCGTGCTTGTTGTAATGATGGCATCTACAAATGCTTTCTGGTAATTTAAGTCTCTAGCGCTTGTTTGAAGCGCGGTATCTCTAACCCAACAAGCTATAGCTAATGCTAAAATTAAATCATCATTGTATCCTTTCATTGCTTGAGGTCTTCCGTTCCGCCAAATAAAAGTTTTCATTTCATTCACAGTCCGAGAAGAATATATCTTAATTAGTTTGTTTCTGATAAACTCCTCTAATTTCGCAATGATGAGAGGGCGTGTTTTCTGAGATGTCGTAAAACCAGGCACAGCAGATGTTTTGTATTCTGCTTGATGTTGTTCAATATATTCGTGTGTGCTTTTAATAGAATAATATAAGTTGGGATATTGATATTCTGTCAACTTATCCAATACTGAATATCCAATATTATTATTTTCAACAACCGCCATCGCATTTCCAAACTCTCTACCAACCTGATTGAGCATATTAGCATACATATCTATTGTTGGTTTGCCTTGATACTCCCCAATGCACTCTAGAGTTTCCAGCTTAATCATCTGGAAAGTTGAAAAATCTGCGCCATCACCACGAGCAACATCGGCAACCATCAAATAATTGCAAGATGGATCATACTCTTCCCATATCCAGAAATTACGATCAAATCCTGTGCGATATTTAGGTTCTTTACATTGAGACAACAACCATTCCATATCATCAGGATCAATAACAGTTTCACCAGATGTATTGAAATTACACAACAACTCTTGTGCAATCTGGCGTTTTGACATGTTTTTAGTTTCTTTCTTATACCACTCTTGATCTCTTTCAGGGTGTGCATCCCACATCAAACTAGTGAGATTAAAGTTATTGGCGCCTGATTCCGAATCTGTGCAGGTTTTATGGAACCAGTTACCAACGCCATTTGGGGTGCTAATTGCAATACAACGCCCACCGGTTGAAAGCGTCGGATACAAACCTGTCCATAACTCTTCAAGGTTTTCAATATGTGCAGCCTCGTCTAGTACAAGAAGAGACAGCGCTTCTGAGCGACCTGCATCGCCGGAAGTAGAAGCTGCCTTAATGGATGAACCATTTGAAAGCTCAAACGATGTTCTATTATCTACGTTAATAGTTGCAATCTTCAGCCAATCAGGGAGATTGCGCATAATGCCTTTCACTTTTTTAACGAGGTTTCCTGCTGTCGCAAACTTTGTTGCCATAACAAGAATAGACTTATCACGATGGAACAACATCATCCATACGATATAACCTGCTGTAATTGTTGAGATTCCTAACTGTCGTGCTTTCAATACGACATTAAAACGATAATCATTGAATTCCTTTAACAACTCATCTTGATAGTCAAATGTATCAAATAAAATAAGCCCGTGTAACGGATGTGATATACGGGCGAAGTTTGTTAGAAAGTACGCAGGATCCTTACCGCACTTTAATATCTCTTTTATTCTCTGTTTTTTTGTTAGTTTGTAACTCATTAATCATTTTAATATTCTGATGTCGCAGTAGAGGGTGAATTTTTAACAATCCAATATTCTTTCATGTCTCTCCAGTGAGTACCACCATCGGGCATCTGATGATGTTCTACCATAACAGCGCGAAACCGTTTGGCGCCGGAATCTTGTGCGCCGTGACCTGGCCAGAGGGTTGCGTCGTCAAGAATAACTTCTGTGCCTTCAGATACAAAAACCCCATCCCCTTCGACTACCGGATCCCATTTTATTATTTGATCAACATCCGTCTCAAGCAAGTTAAGCAAGGTAGCAACTTTTTCTTTTGCCTTGGGTGTGTTCCATTTAACACCCAAAACGTTTCCCTCTTGGAGAGTCTTCTCATCCATAAAATATCGTGGATCGATAAATTTCTTATTCTTTCTTGGTTTACCCCATCTACTCATTTCTTTTCTTCCTCTTTCTCTGTTGCCTTAGATATTCTCTTTCTTTGTATTGTCTAGTTGAAAACTCATTCATTTTTGTGTGGCTTCAAGGGCGGTATCTGCGACGGTTTTGGCGGATGCGTTCTTGGCTGTCAGCGACGACTTTGCGATTATGCAAAAGGTCTTTTAAGTATTTAGTGCTTGCATTTTCTACGTGCTCCCCACTCTCGCCGTATCGGGCAAGTTGGCGAATCAATTCAGCTCTTTGGGCTTCTTCAGCCTCCCGATCTTGCTGGTATTTTTGTTTTTGAGCTTTCTCTCTTTTGTCCCATTCGGCCTCGTGTTCTCTGGAACTCTGTTCTATATCTTTTTCTCTTTTTGCTGCTGTTAGCTTTTCCCATTGGTCCAGAGTAGTGATGCCGTTCAGACCGTCTGAGTTTATTCTCTTGTTCAGACTATCATATAATGTCGCCGCAGCCGCATCGCCTGTTTTTTTAGCGTATTTGTGTCCTTTTTTAGAGTCTAACCCAAAAAGGCTATATATCGCCAAAGCGGTTGCCCACGAATCACCGGTGTCGCCCTTGACTGTGGGGGGAACAATTGTTATTGTACCAGGCATTCCTAGGGGGTCTCCATCTATCTTGACGCTGTTGACGCGACCCATTTTCTCAGTCCAATCGTTTTCCAGTTTCATTATCTTTTCTTCAGCTGACCACCCGAAGATTTCATTTATTTCATCGCGATGTGCGGTTTCATCTAAAAAGTATCGTGGATCGATAAATTTCTTATTCTTTCTTGGTTTACCCCATCTACTCATTTCTCTACTTCAGAGCCTTTCTTTCGAGTATCGTTCTTTGGGCGCTTGCCTTTCCAGCCGCCGAGATCAAGGAAAGTTTTCCAACTTTTCTCCAGTCTGTCTTCAGAAGCTTCATCTATGACTGTAACTTCATCAATACCACCAATTTTATACATCTGATAAGCAACTGCCCATGAACGTACACGAGATGTGTTTTCAACACGAACATCAATCTCGCCTTCTTTGGTTAAAGAGACGGACTTGCCAGTAACCTTGCGGTATTCTTTTTTAAGAAAAGAAGAGATATCAGCCATCGTTTGATCCATTTCTGACTCAAACCCAGCAGCATACACTTCTTTCAACTTAACCGGCGTATGATAATTGATACAGAGAATTGGGCCCATAAACTTAATACTAAATCCATCAATCACTCTCTCATCTAGTAAAGCATCACCCTCTTCTCGGCGCAAACCAACCTCACGAAGCTTTCCTTCGTCGTCATATGCGCCATCGTGTGCGTTTGCCGCTGCTTGCGACAATCCTTGCACTACATCTAAAACTGAAACTGAATCTTTTTTCTTAGCCATTGTTTATTTCCTTTTTCTTATTTTTTTGGGGCGACGTTGCTCTTCCATGTTGTGGCCTTGGGCTCGCATGGCTTGGGCGGCGGTGGCGAAACCCGTTCCTGAGCCCAATGCTTTCTGTTGTGTTCGAACTTTGGCCACTAAAGCGTTTAATTGATCCGGGTCGACGCCCATCATTTCAGCCATAACGGCAAAAAACTGAGCTTTTAAAACATCATTAGCTTTTATTCGTTCAAGACGTTTTGCGACTTGTGGCGGCTTAAACATAAGTTTTATTATCGCCTGAATCTGTGCGCGGGATTTCTGCAGAGCGGGATTTGCTGTAGTATCATCTTCAACCTCTGGCTCATTTAAAGTTTCAAGAATTATTCTCTTTAAATCATTTTTAGTTATCTTCATTTGGTCTCCATCCTTTTAGCCATCTTTCTTCTCTATCTTCAACATATTGTATATAGCAATTATAACAACAGTCAAATTTTACGAGACAAACATCATCCATTGATTTCTTTGCGAACGAATCACAAACAGCACAACATTTTAAAGAGTCTCTATTAAGTAGTTTTTTTGAAACCTTTATACCATTAATGTCAA